ATATACAACACAAGTTGATTTGATTTTAGGTTCAAATTCCTTGATTGGTCTTGGCGTTACTTCCAATCCAAATGTTGACGTAAACTTTGTAACTGATTTAGTTGGAACAAATGTAAAAAAAGCAGGTGGACTAATAACTTTAGACTACTATGAAGTAGAAGAAATAAATCAACCCTATGCGACAAGAGTTGAATCTGTTGCCCCATATAGAGTTGGTTATTATGGAGGAACTATTAACTTAACTCCATCATCTGATATTTGGGTTGATGTCGTCAGACTTGTTGCCAATACGACAGAAGTTGCCACAAATTATATTCAATCTGAATCGCAAATTACTGCATCAGAATTAGATAGTCAAAGTGGTTTTGGTCCAGTAACTTGGGGGTCTTGGGAAACTGTATGGACTGGATCTAGTGCAGCAAAAGATTCAAGAACAGTAAACGTTGGATATTATATAATCAAAGAAGACCTAGAAACTGTTACAAAGACAGGAACGAGCACAAGAACTGGTGTCAGAAAAATTACCAAAGATGAATTTAAAAATGTATCTTTGGGCGATACTGTCTTAAACACAGATATCAGTTCTTACATGAGATCTAGAAATATTGAATTTGTTTCTAAGAGATTAAAACCATATACAAGAGTTTATACTTTCTTCAATGGCATTGATGTAAACAAATATATTACTCCTAAACTTTTAGAAATTACTATGACATCTGGAACATTCCAGGTAGGGGAAACTGTGGAGGGTATAATTCCAGATACTGCATATCTTTTAGTTTCTTCTTCATCATCTGGTCTTGGAAGTCTTCAATCTGATCCCAAAATAACGTTTAGGGTATCCTCTTCAAATCATAAGTATGGTCCATATAATGCACCTACAGAGGTTTTTACTGGAAACCCATACAACTCCTCACAGACAATTCCCGAAACTTATTCATCAACATCAACAATTTTAAATGTTGATACCTTTAGCTTATCTCAACAACCTCAGGGTAGTTTCTTTGGATTTATTCAAACCGGAATGAAACTTAGGGGTCAAACCAGTGGCGCTGAGGCAGTAGTAAGAGAAATTAAATTGATAACTGATGGTATTGGCGTTGTTATTGGATCATTCTTTATTCCAAATCCAAATGTATTTGGGAATCCTAGATTTGAAAGTGGAACAAAATTATTCAGAGTCACAAGTAGTTCATCAAACTCTCTCATAGATTCCACTACAACAAGTGCTGAAGAGAAATTCTATTCGGAAGGAAAAATCAATAGAGTTCAAGAAAATATTCTCTCAGTTAGAACGGTGAGAACAGAGACTCAAACTATAAGTGAAAGTAGATCAGAAAAATTAACGGGACCAACTGCTGTTGTTTCTACATCTATTGTAGGTAATACATTGCCACCATATGTACCACCTGCCCCACCTGTTGTTCCGGCGAATCCACCAACACAAGTAGATTATGCTGCAGAACCTCCAGTGCCAACTTATTCACCAATTATAGATACTCCAACTGATTTTGGTTTTGATACCGGATTCGTACCAGAAGATTTCCCTCTTCCTCCCGTACCAGAGGATACTTCAGGCACAACTACCACAAATACTAATATCCCAACCCAAACACGCAAGAAAGGAAAACCTGGATTAGAATTCTTAAATCTTAATAATCGAGGTTTAGTACTTGGGGTTGGAGGAAACCCAACTAAACTGCTCACGGGCAATCAGTACTCAGTGCCGCTACAGACAGTTAATGGAAAAACATATGGAGAACTTAAGAAGAAACTAGGACAAAAAGAAGCAACACAAACATTTAAAGATGCTGGTTTAAAAGTTACCAAAACTGACAAAAACTTCTCAAAACAATCCACAATATCAAAAGAAACTAAGCAACCAAAAGGTGCTATTCCTACTACCACAAATGCATCTAGTGTACTTGGAGGTGTTCAAGTAGCTAAGCAACTAACTGCAGATAAGTTGGTTGGCGGCGCAAGAACGTCAAAACCAAGTGGTCTTGTTACTTTTACCCCAAATGCAGTAACTAATGTTCCCGCAAATAAAGGTAAAAACCAAAGTTCAAACAAGAGGAAATAAATATATTATAGTGGAATTATGGACCAAATAAGAAAGTAACTAAAATGAAAATAGTAGATCCTTTAGCTCAATCTTTTTATGTAGAACCAGATAGTGGCATATTTGTAACCTCTATTGATTTGTATTTCTATTCTAGGGATCCCGAATTGCCAGTAACGGTTCAACTTAGACCTATGCAATTGGGTCAACCAACAGATCAAGTATATCCATTTAGTGAGGTTGTAATTGATCCTAAAGATGTAAATATTTCAAGCGATGCATCTTTACCAACAAGAGTTACTTTTAGTTCGCCAGTTTATTTGGCAGGAAAACAATTTCATGCTTTAGCAATTTTATCAAATTCTAGCGTATATAATATATGGATATCTAGACTGTCTGAAATTGAAGTAAGTACAACAAATTTAACTGAAGATCAACAAGTATTAGTTAGTAAGCAACCTCTAAGTGGATCTTTATTTAAGTCTCAAAATGGTTCTACTTGGACACCAAGCCAACTTGAAGATTTAAAATTTAAATTGTATAGGGCAAATTTTGTGAGTGGAGGAAATATTAATTTCTATAATCCAGATTTAAGTGTAGGAAATAACCAAGTAGCAACTTTAATAAAGGATTCTTTAGAAACATCATCTAAAAAGATTAGAGTTGGAATTGGTACTACGATTGCATCATCAATATTGCCTTCACTGGGAAATACTATAATACAAAGAAATAGTAATGCTACTGGAAATTATGTTGGTTCTGCGGGTTCAGCATTTGGAACATTAGGGTTAATCAACGCGGGCATAGGTTATACACCTTCGTCAGGATCATTTGTTTTTAATAATGTACTACTAAATTCAATAACAGGAAATGGTAGAAATGCTTACGTGAATATAACTATTAGTAATGGAGTTGCTGTCGCCGCTACCATATCAAATGGAGGAACTGGGTATTCTGTTGGTGATGTTTTGGGAATAACAACTATAGGAAGTCAAAATCTTGGTAGAAATTTAAGATTATCAGTTTCACAAATATCTGGGGTTAATGAACTCATAATTGACCAGGTTCAAGGAGATTATCTTACGGGGGTTGGAAATACTTTGAGGTTTATTAACAACTCTGGTATATCAACCGACTTGAATGGAACTGGAGGTAATGTCATTATACCCGCAGACGGTATTGTTACTATTTCTGATGGTTTGCACATAAAAGTAAATCATAAAAATCATGGAATGAATTCAAATCAGAATTTAGTCACTATAAGTAAAATAGTTCCCGATTTAAAACCAACAAAACTTTTTACAGACTATGGTTCCGGATCAACAGACGATATTCAAATAGAGAATGCAATTCTATCTAATTTTAATACTTTTGAAAACGTTTCTGTAGGCGCAACAAATCCTGGTTATATTATAATTGATGATGAAATTATCTCTTATACTGGGGTTAATACAACTTCTTCTCCACCAAAATTAACTGGAATTGCAAGAGGAGTTGACCAAACAAAATCTTTTAGTTATTCGGCAGGATCTCTTGTTTATAAGTATGAATTATCTTCAATTTCACTAAGAAGAATTAATAAGACGCACAATTTGGAAGATGTTACAATTTCTGATCCAATAGATCTTGATCATTATTATATTAAAATTGATATGAGTGATCAAAATTCTACAATGGTGAACAGAACTTTATCTTCTGGGTATCCAAAATTATTCTTAAATGAAACAAAATCGACAGGAGGATATAAAATTAATGCTTCTCAAAACATTCCATTTGAAATTCTCAAACCAATTGTCCAAACCATGTCTTTGAGAGGTACTAATATTAATGCTTCAGTAAGAACAGTAAGTGGAAAAAGTATTGGCGGTAATGAAATACCATTTGTTGATCAAGGATTTGAGCAAATTAATTTAAACGCAACCAATTATTTCAATACTCCAAGATTAGTTGCATCAAAAGTAAATGAATCATCAAAGACGACAACTTTGCCTGCAAAGAAATCATTTACTTTAAATTTGAATTTATCAACTACAAATTCTTATATCTCTCCGGTTATTGATTTAGATCGCGTAGGAATGATTTTTACTTCAAATAGAGTTAATAATCCAATCACCAATTATGCAACTGATGACAGAGTATCAACATTAAAAGGAGATCCTTCATCTTTTGTTTATGCAACTAAACCAATTTCACTAGAATCTCCAGCATCTTCAATTAAAGTATATTTGAATGCATATATTAATACTCAAAATGATATAAGATGTTTGTATACAATAACAGATGATCCAAATTCAGAATTGATTTATTATCCTTTCCCAGGATACACTAATCTAACTACAAGTGGAGATATTATTAATTTATCCGATAATAATGGGCTCCCTGATAAAATGATTTCTAAAACAGATGTTATTGGATTTGATAGCGATGAACTTGATTTTAGAGAATATGAATTTACTATTGATAGTTTACCCTCCTTTAGATATTTTGGCATCAAACTTATTGGAACTTCAACAAATCAGGCTTACCCACCAAGAGTTAAAGATTTGAGAATTATTGCTCTAGCATAACATGAAATATTCTAAAGTTGAAGGTTACTCTAACTTAATTAGGGATGAAGAAACAAAAGCAATTCTCAATACAAATATGTCAGATTACAATGCTTACATTGCACAAAAAAGAATAAAAGAAAAAGAGAATGAAAAGTTACAAAATCTTGAGAGAGACTTTGATAATATGAAAGAAGATTTGAATGAAATAAAATCATTACTTAGGAGTTTAATCAATGGATCCAGATAAAATACAACTTGAGAACTTAAGTAAAAGTTTTGAGTATTTTAAAGTTTCTTCAGAAATTGATAATATTGATAATTTAGAGGACATCAAAAATATTGCAAAATGTTATTATAAATTATATTTAAAGCAACAAGAAGTTGTTGCTCAACTCATAACATCTAAACCATAAATATTCTTAAACAGTAGAAATAAATGGCGCAACCATCTACCAGGCAAGAATTAATAGATTATTGCAAAAGAAAACTGGGAGCGCCAGTTTTAGAAATAAATGTTGCAGATGAACAAATTGAAGACCTTGTTGACGATGCTGTTCAGTTTTTTCAAGAAAGACATTTTGATGGAGTTTATCCAACTTTTTACAAGTATAAAGTAACAGCAGCAGATATTGCTCGCGGAAGAGCAAAAGGTCTTGATGCAACTAGTAATGTTGGAATTGTAACAACAACGGTTAATACGAATATTGTAGGTACTGCAGTAACTTTTTCTTACAATGAAAATAGTAACTATCTTCAAGTTCCCCCAAATGTAATCGGTGTTAATAAAATCTTTACTTTTGATAGTTCAAATACAATTACTCATAATATGTTTAGTGTAAAATACCAATTATTTTTGAATGATGTTTATTATTGGGGAACAACTGAACTTTTGAGTTATGCTATGGTTAAAACATACTTAGAAGATTTGGATTTTCTTTTAAATACTCAGAAACAAATTCGTTTTAACAAAAGACAAGATAGATTATATTTAGATATAGACTGGGGAACTGTCAGTGAAAATAATTATTTTATTATTGATTGTTATTCAACCTTAGATCCAAATGATTATTCTAAAGTTTGGAATGATTCATTTATAAAACCATATTTAACTTCATTAATAAAAAGACAATGGGGACAAAATATGATGAAATTTACTGGAGTAAAACTTCCAGGTGGAGTTGAATTAAATGGAAGACAAATGTATGATGATGCACAAAGAGAAATTGACATTTTAATGGAAAAAATGTCCAATACTTATGAACTTCCACCTTTAGACATGATAGGATAACATGCTAAATCCATTTTTTCTACAAGGTTCCTCTTCGGAACAAGGTTTAATACAAGATCTGATAAATGAACAAATCAGAATGTATGGTGTTGAAGTTTATTATATACCAAGAAAATTTATTACAGAAAAAACTGTAATAAAAGAGGTTATACAATCAATATTTGATAATGCTTATCCTTTAGAAGCATATGTCAATAGTTATGATGGTTATGGCGGAACAGGAACCATACTGTCAAAATTTGGTATCCAGGATCTTGATGATTTGAGTTTAATAATTTCCAAAGAGAGATTTGAAACTTACATTAGTCCTCTAATAAAAAATTTAAATAGTATAAAATTATCTACAAGACCTAAAGAAGGAGATTTAATTTATTTTCCATTGGGGGATAGATTATTTGAGATCAAATATGTAGAACACGAACAACCTTTTTATCAACTTCAAAAGAATTATGTTTATGAATTGAGATGCGAACTCTTTAGATATGAAGATGAAGTTGTTGACACAAATATCGAAGAAATAGATGACAACATTCAAAATCAAGGTTACATACAAACATTAACTGTTGTTGGGGCGGCGGTTACTGCTTCTGCAGTTGCAAATATTGTAAATGGTGGAGTTAGATTTATTAGAGTAACTAATAGAGGAAGTGGATTCAATACTGCACCAAAGGTGGCAATTTCTTCTGCTCCATCTGGAGGATATACTGCAGTTGGTGTTGCAACGATGATCGGAAACTTGATCGACTGTAATGGAACATCGTCATTAAAAGTTCAAGGTGTTGAAGTTATTAATTCTGGTTATGGTTACACAGTTGCCCCCGCTATTGCTTTTATTGGAGGCGGTGGAAGTGGAGTTGCAGCAACAGCAGTAATAGGTGATGGTATTGTTGGGTTTGTTACTGTAACAAATGGAGGTTCTGGATATTCAGCATCACCAACAGTAACGTTTAGTGGTCCTGGAATAGGAAATACTGCAGTTGGTTATGCCGTAGTAAGTTCTGCTGGAACTGTTACTCAAATAAGACTGAGAGATGCGGGAATAGGTTATACCGTCGCACCAATTATTACAATAGCAGGTCCAGGTTCAAGTGGAACAGGATCATTTAGGTACAATGAAATTGTAACTGGATCGACTTCCGGAACTACTGCAAGAGTAAATTCTTGGGATTCAAATAATAATAAACTTGAGGTTTTTATTGTAAGCGGATCTTTTTCACCAGGAGAAACTATTACGGGATCTACAAGTGGGGCATCATATAAATTAAGAACACTAAAATCAGACAATCTTGTTGATCCTTATTCTCAAAATGATGTTATAGAGGAAGAAGCAGATAAAGTTATTGATTTTAGCGAGTCAAATCCTTTTGGCACATTGTGATTTAAATAAATATTATATAAAATTTTAATAATAAAATGTTTGAATATTTTTACAACGAAATTTTTAGAAAGACAATTGTGTCTTTTGGATCGTTATTTAATGATATTACTATAAAGCATAAAGACAGTTCTGGTTCTAATGTTAGTGTAATAAAAGTTCCTTTGGCATATGGTCCAACTCAAAAATTTCTAGCTAGATTAGAACAATCTCCAGATTTAAATAAACCAGTTCAAATAACATTACCAAGAATGTCCTTTGAACTTGTTGGGATATCTTATGATGGTTCTAGAAAATCTTCAACTGTTCAAACATTTTTATCTTCATCAGTTTCAGATAAAACTCAACAAAGAAAAACATATCTACCAGTACCATATAATCTTGATTTTGAATTGAGCATATTTACAAAGTTAAATGATGATATGCTTCAAATAATCGAACAAATTTTACCATATTTTCAACCGGCATATAATATTACGATTGATTTAGTCTCTGAAATAGGAGAAAAGCGAGATATGCCAGTTATATTAAACAGCATATCAATGAGTGATGACTATGAAGGTGATTTTTCACAAAGAAGGTCTTTGATTTATACTTTAAGATTTACTGCAAAAACATATCTTTTTGGTCCATCATCTGCTGTTTCTACAGATATCATCAAGAAGGTTTCTATTGGTCTCATTTCTGGAGATTCTACTTCAACTCCAACAAGAGAAGTTGTTTACTCGATAGAACCAAGAGCTACTAAAAATTATACTGGCAATATCACCACAAATCTTTCTAAGAATATATCTGATATTGATACTTTAGTTGAAGTTAATGATGCTTCATCTATTGTTTCTAATACATATATTTACATAGATGAAGAAGAAATGTACGTTGATAAAAAAGCAGGCAACGTTCTTACAGTCACAAGAGGTGCGGACAATACAAAAGCATCTTCCCACGTTTTAGGATCTGCAGTTTATAAAATAACTGCTGCGGATAATGCTTTGATTAAAACTGGAGATGATTTTGGATTTAGTGAGAACATTTTATGAAAATGACAAAGAAATTTGACGAGATTAATAAAACTTTTAACGTTGATGCAGAAATAATACCTGCAGAGTCAGAGAAGGTTTCCAGTGAAATTGAAAAAATATCTTCTACTATTGATGATGTTAAGAAAGATTATGAGTATACAAGAGGAAATCTTTACTCAATCATAGAAAAAGGACAAGAAGCAATCAACGGTATTCTGGAACTTGCTCAAGAAAGTGAAATGCCAAGAGCATATGAGGTTGCTGGACAATTAATTAAGAATGTTGCAGATGCTACAGATAAGTTGATGGATCTCCAAAAGAAACTTAAAGATATTGAAGAAGAAAAACAAAAAGGACCAACAACAGTTAACAATGCACTTTTTGTTGGATCTACAGCAGAATTAGCAAAACTTCTAAAGCAACAAACTGAAGGAAGTGTAGAATGATAAATATAAAAAGATATTAATTTTTTATGCCCAAAATCAAGTCGCATAAAACCGTTGAGCAAATCGCAAAGAAGCATCGTCTTGACGTTTCTTTTATACAAAAGCAACTTGATATGGGGGAACCTATTGAGCATGAACACACTCAAGATCATGAACTTGCTCGTAATATTGCTCTTCAACACTTAGATGAGATTCCAGACTATTATACTCGTTTGAAAAAAATGGAAGCAGATGCCAAAAAGCATCATAGAAAATTTAAAGATGTAAAAGAAAATAAACTTCATAAATGGTTTCAAGATTCGGAATCAACAGATAAAAAACCTGGCTGGGTTAATGTGTTAACTGGAGGAACTTGTGCAAGTGACGAACCAGGCGAAGGGGTTCCAAAATGCGTTTCGTCTGAAAAAAGAGCAAGCATGACTTCCGCAGAAAGACGTTCAGCAGCAAGAAGAAAAAAAGCAGCAGATCCTGGACAACAAGAAAAAACTGGAGCTGCAAAAC